TCCCTATTTGAGTCTAAAAATATTTCAAGGAGAGAAGAACCCACTCCAACACTTCCATCAACAACCCCTACGCTTACAAATTCTAGAGCGTCAGCATTAATTGATGCCTCATAAATAATGACTCTTGCTGTACCGACAGAAGAGTAGGAGAACCCGGTGGGTAACTGTCTAGAGGATAGGGTGATATATGAGGAAGAGATAGAGACTACTTCGTATGATTTTACATCAGAGTCAATGATGTTAACCAGGTCCCCTTTTTTGATGGAATATGATGTAAAATCTATTCCTAAGGCTCCCGAGCTTATTATTCTACTTCCACCCTCTATGTCAAACCCTGTTATGTCCAACTTCTTAAGTAGGCCGTTATATTGTTTTCCATCTATATAGTAGGAGGAACCCGGCTGTCCGTAAATTACCTTTGATTCAAAAGAAGAAAGCCCAAGAGAGCTGAGGGAACTATCAACCGCAACTACCTCCAAACTAGAGGTGGTATAGTCTGAGGAGGAAATATTACCCGCAATTACGATCTCAGAGCCACCAGATTCTAAGTTTATTCTATATGCCAAGATTGGCAGTCCGAGCTGATCTACAGTCTCATTGATTGATTTTATGATAGAATCAATTGATTGAGTTGAGGCGGCAAGACTGTAGACATCAAATGAATAAGATGTTCCATCAATCTTTAGATCAAAGTATCTATTACTGGAGTTGATTTCCGCTGGATTAATTCCGGAGGAAAGAATGAATGGAGCATCCGGATTTATGATTTGAATTATACTAGAGGAGCTTAATCCGTAATTTTCTCTATTGGAGGCAAGAATTCCAATGGAGTTATAAGATCTGTGTCTCTTTAGGAAGATCTTAGTGTCAATCGAGGTTTCTGTAGTAAATAGGACTCCAAAAAGCCAAAATCCAGTAATATCACCGGAGGTTGGATCATTTTGAATTTGATATATTTGATATTCTTTGGAGGTTCCATTGACGGTCAGCTCTATGATGTCCCCAATCCCAACGCCCTCGGCAGGAGTGGTTATCATGGCATCTAAAATTATTTCGAAATAAGGCTTCTCTCCTAGGTTCTGATAAATGGATGCGGTAGAGCTTTCGGAGAGCAATACACCATAGGAGGAGTTTGTCTTGTCCAAGATGTAGGCGGTTCTTGAGAATCCATTGGAGTGAAATAAATCCTGATGTTTTTCGACTCCTCCGGTTAATAGTCCAGATACCTCTTCTATTGCTCCCTGAACATCGCTGCTTGAAATATCTATAGTCAGAGAATTATCAAAATAAACCTGGTTTGCAGAGTGAGAATTGTTGGTAGAGGATATGCTTGTTCCATCATAGTTTATGTGTGATGAAAATATCCCCTCTAATACACTTTGAACATTTGAAGCCTCAAACTCTCTTATTCCAGATGGGGAGGCCGTATTTGCAATTGCGGTAGTGGAGATTGCTTTTGCGGGATGTCTATTGATCGCATCGGGACTTAAGTGTGCAGATAGTTTGGCGGAAATTTCTTCAATCTGCTTTTGAATTTCATCAATCAAAGATGAGACATATGAAATTTCAGACTGAAGAATCTTGGTTGGAAAGTCTAATCTTAATTTAACTTCTTTGATTGCGGCAACATCAGATACCTGATCATCAAAGATTGGTCCGCTAATTACTCCCGCTATATCCAGAGCCTCCCTTCTTATATTTCCAGAAGGGTCAAGAGATTGGGAGATTCTATTTCCGACAGTTAGTCCCACCGACCCCTGTGGATTTATTCCCAGTGTTTTTTCAATTTGAATAATGGCTGAACGTAACGAGTTGATGGCATCAGAACCTATCTCAAAGATATTATCTCTAACTATGGGAAGTTCTGAAGGGGTATCAATTTGATTTGGATATTTTGATTTTGACATGTCTTATGTTTTAATATAGATATATTATCTTTTCTTTATTTTCAAAAATATTATTTTGAAATACTATTAAATTCTTTTCATCTGAATTCTGATTAAAAGTCTCTTGAGAAATTATACTGTTATTTTCTATAAAATCTTTTTTATCAAAAAAATCTTTAAGGAAAGAATAGTTAAATAGTCCAAAAATTATTAGGCAAATATATTTTCTCATCTTTATACCTAAGCGGTTATCCTTTCAATCTTAACAGGTTTTTCGGCCACTGAGCCATTCAAAGCCTGGAGAAAGAGATCTCTATCAATCATAATTCCTTGATTGGATGATCCTTCCCTTGCAAGCTTGAACAAGCTCATTATTTTTATAAATCTTTTAGACATAAAATCTCCAAATTATAGCTCAAAAGGTATTTGATAAAGAATATCAGTCTTATCTAATCTAATAATAGATAGCTTCTGTCTTCCATATTTATTAAATACAAATCTCTCTCTATTTACGTTTAATACCTCATAGATATATTCTATATCTCCGGTAAAATCAAATCTTACCACAAGATCCCTATCTTTTACCATAGGTTTGAAGAGGGCTAGTGCTGTTGGCTGAAAATCCTGCATAAGGTGGGTGTGGTCTCCCAGCTTTAAATCTTCGGTTGCCTCGTAGAATCTGATCAAAACTCTTCTATCTGCTCTTCTTGTGTTTAAGATCTGCTCATAACCACCAACAAACCCTGTTCCATAGCAAAATCTACAGCTTCTTATTTTGGGGTGTTGCCTTCTCAGCGTGACACAACTACAGGTTTCCCCTTCCCACTTCCTTCTAAAGAGGATACACTTCTCTCCAACATTTTCCATCAACTCTTCTTCTCTATCCATCGCCCTCTGGAAGATATCTATTCCTCTAAATCCATTGTAGACACCACCCAGATATGTCCCGCAATCATTCTTGCCATTGAGAGCTTCCCATGGCAAGGCCTTATGGTACCCGCAATGGTCTAAACCATCATGCTCCATTTTTTCAAAATCTGAGAAATCTGGAACAATTATTCCAACGGAATTATTCGTCCTTCCTGTTGAAACCGGGTCTTGATAAGTGGTGGTTCCGTAGATAATTACATTATTATCATCCTGGCAAAGGAGAAAAAGCTCAGATTCCTCACCAACATCATGATATACTGCGGTAGTTTCGTTTAACCCTCTTCCTCCGGAGGGGATAAGAAATCTGTTGTTTGTTCTATCAATAGAGTTGTACTTTACGACCTCTCCAGTTATAAGGAGAAATCCTTCCTCTGGGTATCCGGAAACATCCTCTACCTCAACCACATATCCATCGGCAGGTAGTATTGATGTTAATGTCGTCTTTGTTGGTACAGAGAAAACCCCAGGATAGGATTCATTCATTCCTGCGGTATTTATCGTTCCCCGATATGACTCCATAACTCTTGCGGCAAAGTAATAACCCGTGCCAACCTTCAAGCCACTAATAGTAGTGGAGGTCATTCCCTGTTCCACCAAATATGCTGGTGGAGAATCAAAGATACCTAAGCGGTCTGTAGAGTAGTAAATCAAAACATTAACATCGCTATTATAGTATCTTGAAATTGGGGTGGACCACTCCAGATCAACATCTGTTCCGTTCCCAACATCAGCCACTCTTTTCATTCCTTGGTAAAATCCAAGAAAACCACCCTGCGGAAAGATGGAAGGGAGAACTACGCCGGTATATTTTACAGAGAACCTAATAGATTGATTTAATTTGTTTCCCGCTATATCTTCCACCTCCAACTTTAGAAGATATTCTCCGTCTCTTATAAATTCATCCCTGTCTACCGTAACCTCTAACCTTCCGGAACTGGAAGAGATAGAGCTCTGAGTTCCATTAAATGGAGCTATAAAAGATCCGGAATTATAGACTGATGCCTTATTTAGAGAGATATTTAAAGTGCCTGCATTGAGATCATCAATATCATCTCTAATATCAAAATATAACTTCTGAGGAGTTACCAGATTATCTCTGTCTTGTGGACTGGATAGAAAGATAAAGGGCTTATGACTAACTATTTTAAATGAATAATTAAAATTATAATAGGCATCGGAATAATCCTGAACCTGAATTTTTATTTCCAATACTGAGTCTTCCGCAAAGTCTGACTCGGAATTTATAATCACCCCCAAAGAGTCAATATCAAGATTTATTTCAGAATATGGACCATTAAATCCGGGATTAAACGTGGATCCCTCAATAGCCCTTACTCCCGAAACTTCAACAATTAAGGTAGACGAGTTTATCCCGGAAGAGTCCTCGTCATTGAGAGTAAACTCAATCAAGGATGTCTTACTATTTCTCTTTGATCCTGCGGCTGGCTCGACCCCAGTAATTGTAATCATTACAGCTCCCAAGCTAGAGCAATAATATTAATAGCTATCGATCCATCTTTTTCATGAGATCTCTTTTCTTCTCCTTCCTTTTTTCTTTAGGAATCTTATGATAAGAGATCAAATCATTAACATAATCATTTACTTTTTTATCAGATCTTTTATCGGCGTCAAACTTAATTTGATATTGAAATGCCTCAAGTTCTTCCGGCCTATCGAGATAAACATTTTCTTTCTTTACCTTCTTCTCGCCTTCCTTCTTCATATGTTGAAGACAATGAGTAATCTCATGAAGAAGATACCTGGCAATTATCTCAATCTTCTCATCCAAGAGAGATGAATTTAAAAATACCCTAGCATTGATCGTCTTTGCTGTAACATCCAAATCAGCAGTAAATACTACCGGAATTCCATCTAAAATATCGATCTCCTGATCATATTCTTTGCAGAGATCCTGAAAAGTCTCGTCGGCCTTTAAAAGCTGTTTGAGTTTTGCAACTAACTTTGTTCTTGATTCTAGTTTTTTCTTTTTTGCCGCAAAAATCTCAATCATTTTTTCTCCATCTTCGACTCTTCGGCAATTATAATTTCCGCCAAAATTAAACTCTGCTTTAAGGCCGCAATTTTTTCTCCAGCCTTAGCAATCAGGTGCTCCAATCCTGCAATTTCTATTTTCAACTCATCAGGACTCTTGGGCTTATCGAAACCCAGGTATTCAACGGTGCATGTTTCCGGGGAGATCATTTTTCTTTTTTTTGCTCTTTATTTTCTTGTAAATTATTTTTTCTGAGATCAATCTCTACTACGTTTATATTTCCAACAGGAATCTTCTCAACTACTCTAGATATCTTATCTTGTACTACTTTGCATTTCTTTTTTAACTCAAAAATTTCTTTATTTTCTAAAATATTCAAATTTCTCATGATCTATGCCCGCTTGCTGTTGGTTATAAAAAATTCAAATTTTTCTAGAGCCTGAAGTGTAGCGGAAGCAGTAGAATGGTACTCAGATAACAACTCCTTAAGATCTTCTACTCTAGCCCTCTCCAAATCACAAAAATCTCGAGAAAGTCTGTGGATTGTTTCCTGTTGGTTGTTTATAATCTTTTCCAGCTCTTCTATTTTTTCTCTTAGCTCCCTTTCTTTCTTCTCAGAAGCTTCTTTTGATTCTTTTTCTTTTTTTTCTGTGCTTTCTTGGATTGTTTTTATAGAATCCTGTGTTTTATTTTCTTTTTTTGATAGGGATGTTTCTTTGTGAATATTCCAAAAGAATAGGGCTGAGGCAATTACTCCCCAGATTCCTCCTTTCTCGATTAAAGTGCTTATTATTAAGTTTAAGGGATCCATAACTTTATATCAATAATATATTAGTATTAGATAATTCCTGCCGATGAAAGATATCTTGTAGCTGTTGTTTTTCCTATGCCAAATTCCTTTGCTACACCCGAAATTGTTCCGTGATTTTTATAGGATTCTTTTAAGGCCTCTGGGGTGCAGACTGATAAAAACTTTTCTTTCTTGGCTTGTGGAGATTCAAAAGTTTGTCTAAAACAACGTAGTCTTTAGATTATGCGGCGCTCACGAAGATGCCTTAAACGCATTAGGGCGGGAGAACCGCTGCTTAAATTGCTATAAGTTCCGAAACTTCTTGGTCCAGGTCTAATGCTATTCTTAATAAATTTCAATCTTTCCCTGTAGCTGGTTAGCCAGGTTCCGTAGTGGCTCTGTAAGAATTCGCCAAGCATTGGGGGCTGATAGCTCAACCCACCATCGCTGATGGTAAAGTCTCTTCCCTTCTCCACTAGGGCCTGAGAGGCTACTGCAAAGACATAGGCTCCCTCGACAATTGCGGCTGCAAATAGTTTATAGATAACCTGATCGGAAAATAAAAATCCGGTAAAAAATGGAACCATGTTAAATTCTGATAGCGCCTGACAAAGAAAGCAAACTAAAAGGTCGTCAGAAAAAACATTACATTCTTCAGTAACAATATCGCCGTAGGCGTCATATACTATTGCACCAAACTGATCTCTTAGTGGTTTTTTGCCGTCGCTTCTAAGTCTTGCCTTAAGAAACTTCAACAGAGTATTTATTCCTTCTAGTTCGGCCTCGTTAAAATCAAAAGCCACATCATCGCCAAGCCTGATTGTTCCGGCAGTAGATGAAGCTTCGTCCACAATAAGAAATTGAAATACGTTCTGAACATTTATTCCGGAAACTGAGGAGGACCAAGTATCGGACCAGTTTCCCTTATCTGCCAGCTTTGGGACAGAATATGTGTAATTATATAGTCCGGTATCAACGCGAGAAACTCCCAGTGAGGTTGGCCCAATAACAGTAGTTCCCTGAAGATCCTTTATAGTTATTTCCGGAGTTGCGTCTGTATTGGAGGGAAGGCCATCAATACCGTAGTACTGAATAGAAAGGACTACGTCCTGACCTCTAATTGCTTTATTTCTAGTATTTGCCATTTATTTGGGCTCCGCTCTTGGTGCTGATTTTATTCCGTTTGTAACTGTAAAATTATCATGAGTAAAATAATCTTCGCCTTCGTAAGTGTTTTTTATCAAAACAATATAATCTCCAACCATAGATGGAGTAAACTGATAATAATACATTGCGGCACCCAAATCTAATATACTTGCCACAGCAGGAAGCCCTGGAAGAAGTGTTCCGTTTGGAGTAATTATCTTATCTACTATTGGAATAACCTCTGAATGTGGTACACCATCAACCGTAAATTGAATAGGTATCTTTACTACAGATCCTAATAAATAATTTCCTGTAGCCATATTATCTCACCTACTATTAGTAATCATTATTAATATATAAGGATATCAAAAAAATGTCAAAATTAAAAGTTGGAATAACCACCAGAGATGAGGCAAGTATTTGGTCTAATGGATTAGACCAAAATATATATTTTCTTTTCAAAATGTTGGAAGATATGAACTACGAGCCTTATTTAATTTCTGAGGCTTATGGTGCAAAGAAACTTTTAGATATTCCAATACAAGAGGCGAATCTATACTCAATTAGAGATCTTGACATTATCCTAGAAGTTGCTCACCCATTAAGTGACAAGCTTACCAGTTATTACAATAGCACCGGAAAGCCTCTTATTTCTATTAAGTATGGAAATAACTTCATGCTTGATTTAGAAAAATTCATCAAAAAGAATTCTGATTCTGCAAAATTATCAACAGGAACAAACCTTCCATTCCGAAATAGGGAAATTTGGGTTTCAGAACAATTTTACAAATTTAAAGATTATATAGAGGTTCTTACCAGATCGGAAGTAAAGGTCATTCCATATATTTGGGATTCATCAATTCTCAGAATGTTTGATGGTGGACTTCATAATCAAAACATGCTGGTTAAAAAAGATGACTTTAAAAAGATTGGTATAGTAGAGCCTAACCTGAACGTCTTGAAGAATTGCATGGTTCCTCTTGCTATTTGTGATATGGCATATGACAAAAATAAAGATGCAATAAAAGAAGTTTATTGTTTTGGATCAAAAGTTCTTGAAAAAAATAATGTATTTTTAAATTATATAAAATATTTAAATATACATAAAGATAAGATTGCCTCTTATGAGGGCAGATACCCCTTCTTTAAGGTGTTTAAAGATAATATTGCAAATACTATTGTGTCAACACAACTTTTTAACGAGCAAAACTATGTCTATTTGGAGACTCTTTTTTATAAGAGAGCATTGGTTCATAATAGTCCACTCTTTAAAGAGGTAGGTTATTATTATCCGGAATTCAATGTAAACCTTGGATCGGATCAGCTTCTAAGCGTAATCGAAGACTTCGATCAGCTAAAACATGTCGAGTCTTATGAGGCAAAATTAGAAGAAGTATCTATATATAATGAAAAAAATCAAGATAAAACAAGAGAACTTATAGAGAGTGTTTTAAAATGAATAAATTTAAGATAGCAGTTACTTGCAAAGATTCCTCTAAAATTTGGTCCAATGGATTGACCCAAAATGCTTATTTTTTAATTGGATTACTTCAAAAGTGCGGATATGAAGTTGATGCAGTCTCTCAGTTTGAAGAAGCAGGAAAAAAAATAGAAGAATTTGAAGTAAAACTTCTTAATATGGATACAATAAAGAATTATCATATTGTCATTGAAGTTTGCTATTCAGTTACCGATAGCTTGCTCGACTATGCCCTAAAAAATGGGGTAAAAGTTTTGACCATAAACTATGGAAATATTTTGATGCTAATGCAAGAGGATCTGATTCTAAATCCAACAAGCTTCCCCGCCGTCAATCGTGGAGGACTAGATACCTGGATATCTCCACACTTTGAGTTTTCAAAAGGATTTGTGGAGGTAACTTCAAAGGGAAAAGTCAGCATTTGTCCATATATTTGGGATCCGAAAATATTCAATAAATATTGTCAAGAGAATAAACTTGATCCGTTTTATAAAGATTCTAAAAACATAAATAAAATTGGAATATTTGAATCTAATATAAATATAATCAAAACTGCAATATATCCACTAATATCTTTGGAAAAATTAGAAAGAGAGAATAAAAATTTCATAAAAGAAGTTTTAGTTTTTAATGGACTTTCCCTAAAAGAAAATGAAAAATTTAAAGAGATTACAAGCAATTTTGATCTTTTTAACAATGGAAAGCTCTCAGTAGAGGCTAGGTATCCAATGCCAAATATGTTGGCAAAAGGATACGTCGGAACCATTTTATCTCACCAGTTTTATTGCGACCTAAATTACCTTGTACTTGAGGGTCTGTATACTGGAGTTCCGGTAATCCATAATAGTGAGGCCTGTAAGGATGCAGGTTACTTCTATAAGGGATTTGATGCAAGTAGCTGTGTGGACAAGATCAAAGAAGCTCTATCCACTCACCAGGAGAGGATAGAGGGATATAAATCTTCAGCAAAAGATGTTTTATTTAAATTTTCTGTAGAAAATAAGGAGAATATGAGAGGCTATATAGACTTAGTGGAAAATATCAGCTAGTTTTTATATATTTGACTACTATGGATGTTCCAGAATTAATCCATTTTTGAAAATTAGCATTTACTTCAATAAGATTGAACCCATTGCATTCTGAATTTTCTTCATAATCAAACCCAGGAGAGATCTTCATACCATTAATAAATACCTCAAGACTATGAGCTATATATTTATAAGAAGTATTAAAAAAAACTCCAGAGTAACCAATTTGTTTAGAAATATCTTCGCTCATAAAAATAACTCCATTGATAGTGGAGCTAATTACTACATCTCCAAGATTTGTGGCTACACCATTGGTAACTTTGACATCAGCAGAAGCTTTTTTGGTTGTGACATGTATTGCTGGCATTATTTAATCTCCTCAAAAACCGGCAGAAATGGTGCTCTTGGAATCTTATTTCCACCACCAAAAGCCTGAGCATCTTCTTTTTTTAGGTAAATATCATCACACTGAACAAAGTTATCTTGGTGATACTTAAATGCAAAATCTTCATACTCTCTAATCCAACGATAAAGTCTAATTAAATCTTGCTTAGTTTGCATATCTTTTTCTTCATTATTATTATCAACTAAGATCTGTGCAAATTGATCATAATAAAATACCGCATCGTTTGCAGCACGTTCTCGACACACCTGCTCTCTTGGTTTGATAAAAATCGGCATACTAGCTTCTTCCTATTCTCTCAAGAAAGCTTCTTGCCCTATCAGATGGGTGCATTGCCTCTGGCTGTGAAGATACCGACTCTAAAATAACTCCGGAGTTCTCTTCTTTCTCTATATCTTCAAGTATTGGAAGAATTTCGGAGTAAACCTCGCCTCTTACTTTTCCATCATATTTGACTATCATAATTTTATTTAAATCATTAGAGTCTTCATTTAAAAGATCTTTTATGCAGTCGAGGTATCCTTCGGAGTAAGCAACAGCCTTGATAGTCTCCTCATGTGCATTTTTAATCTTAGATATTAATCCGGATAACTTAGTTTTTTGTTTCATAATAGCTCCTAATTTATAGTAACTATATTAGCAAAAAGGGGACGAGATTTCTCTCGTCCCCCAGACTTATTCAGTCTCGACTAAAATTAGCCGTTGTTGTAACGAACCTGTACTTCATCGCCAGCCTTGAGAGCAAAGCCGAAGGCAATGCCACCAACTGGACCGGTGCTGTTCTTGTACAGTACGAAATCTCCCTGGAGACCTGCGAAGGAGATTGTTTCACTGTTCGTGAAGGTCTTTACCTTGCCGGCGTCAAAGACTGGGCGAAGCATAACACCGTTGATGAAGACCTGGAGATTGTCTGGGAATGCAGACTTTCCAGTCCAAGCACCCATTCCGATGTTCAGGTCAATTACATCATCTAGGAACTTGAAGTCAGAAGATCTGTAAAGAGAACCGGCAACTGAATCGAGAGGAATGTTGGTGGCGGCAGCGTAAGCAGTGAAGCTTCCACCAACGCGAGCCATAAAGAGCTTGTCCTTAGCGGCAGCGAGAATTGACTTATCGGAAGATAAGCGAACAGACTCTTCGGTAGAAATGCGGCTGGTAAGAGATGTATCAACAGATGAACGTACAGACTCTTCAGTTGAGACGCGGCTGGTGAGAGAGGTATCTGCAGAAGTGCGGAAAGATGTCTCAGTTGAGATTGAAGAGTTGAGAGAAGCATCGGCAGAAAGACGTAGAGACTCTTCGGTAGCAACACGATTGGTGAGAGAGAGATCTGCAGAACTACGAACAGATTCCTCGGAAGAAATGCGGTCGGTGAGGGAAACATCAACAGATGAGCGGACAGACTCTTCAGAAGAAATGCGGCTAGTAAGAGATGTATCGCCGGAGGTACGAAGAGAAACTTCCTCGGATAGCTTGCCCATGACGGAGGCGTCAGCAGACAAGCGGAAAGAGGTCTCTGTAGAGAGTGAAACAGTTAGAGAGGCATCTCCAGAAGTACGGGCAGACTCTTCGGAAGAAAGGCGAGTGGTCAGAGAGCCGTCAGCAGCGATACGGAGAGAGGCTTCAGCATTAAGAAGAACTACAACGGAGGAGTCGCCAGCAGCGCGAGCGGCCTCTTCGGAGGAGAGTCTTGTGGTGAGTGAGCCATCAGCAGCGATACGCTCAGACTTTTCGGCAGATGCAACAACTGTGATAGAAGAATCAGCAGCAGTACGGAGAGAAGCTTCGGCATTAAGAAGAACCACTACGGAAGAGTCGCCAGCAGCGCGAGAGGATTCTTCAGAGGAGATTCTGGTGGTGAGGGAGCTATCAGCGGCGGTACGGGAGGAAACCTCATCAGAGAGTGCTACGGAGAGTGCTGCATCGCCAGAAACGCGGCTGGAAGCCTCGTTGGAGACTGCAGTAGCGAGAGAACTGTCAGCAGCAACACGGCTAGAAGATTCAGAGGAGAGGCTTACGACAATAGATGCATCAGCAGAGGCTCTGACAGAGCCTTCGTTAGATACGGCGATGGTGAGAGAGGAGTCTCCAGCGGTACGAGCAGATTCTTCAGAAGAGAGACGGCTGGTGAGCGAGGTATCGGCAGAGGAACGAACAGACTCTTCAGAGGAAACGCGAGTTGTTAAGCTTACAAACTTATCATTTAGTTCGCTGTAATCAGCAAACTTAATGAGTGAGAAGCCGGTCCAACCAGAGATGGATAGATCGCCATCAGAGTCTGCGACCACAATGTATGCATCATTACCACCCTTAACATAGTATGCCCAACCTTCCATTACTGCGGAGCCTGTTCCACCGGCTGCATTGAATGCTGTGGCGCCACCAGACTTGAGTACTGGAGTAAGTGCAGCCATCGCAGAAGTTAGATCAGAAACCGTATTGTAAGAACCCATCCATGTTACGCCGGCGACGAGCCCTGCTTCGATGACGCTTACGCGGACACCGATAGAGGAGTCACCAGCAACACGGTCAACAGTCTCGGAAGAGACGCGGGAGGTGAGGGAGGTATCAGCAGAGCCTCTGATGGAAGCCTCGTTATCGAGAGCTACAACCAAAGAGCTATCACCAGCTACGCGAGAAGAAGCCTCGTTAGAAACTGCAGTTGCAAGTGATGCATCGGCAGAGCCACGAACGGAAACTTCAGAAGAGAGTGCGTTGGTAAGAGAGAGATCACCAGAGGTACGAGCGGACTCTTCGGCAGAAACGCGGTTGGTGAGGGAAAGATCACCGGAGGTACGGGCAGATACTTCGTTAGAGACTGCAATTGTGAGTGAAGAATCACCGGCAACACGAGCAGACTCTTCGGAAGAAAGACGACCGGTAAGAGAAAGATCACCAGAAGTACGAGCGGACTCTTCAGAAGAAACTCGGCTAGTGAGAGATAGATCTCCAGAGGTACGAGCAGAAACTTCGTCAGAGACTGCTACTGCGAGAGAAGAATCTCCAGCAGCGCGAGCAGATTCTTCGGAGGAAACACGACCGGTGAGAGAGAGGTCTGCAGAAGTACGAGCAGATGCCTCGCTGGAAACTGCCACGGTAAGTGAGGAATCACCAGCTACGCGGGCGGACTCTTCGGCGGAAACGCGGTTGGTAAGGGAAAGATCACCAGAGACGCGGGCAGACTCTTCGGTTGAAACGCGACCAGTAAGAGAGAGGTCTGCAGAGGTACGAGCAGATACTTCGTCAGAAACTGCTACGGTAAGAGAGGAGTCACCAGCAAGACGAGTAGACTCTTCAGCGGAAACACGGTTGGTGAGAGAGAGATCGCCGGAGGTGCGAGCAGATACTTCATTGGATACTGCTACAGTAAGAGAAGAATCTCCATTGAGACGAACAGATTCTTCGAGAGAAACGCGGTTAGTAAGAGAAGAATCACCAGATACGCGGGCAGACTCTTCGGATGAAACGCGGTTGGTGAGAGAGAGGTCACCAGAGGTACGAGCAGAGACTTCATCAGAGACTGCTACTGCGAGAGAAGAATCACCACTAAAACGAACAGATTCTTCAGTAGAAACACGAGTTGTGAGTGAGGTATCGGCTGCACCACGGATGCTAGCCTCAGTTGAGAGTTCGGCCTCGACAGAGGACTTATCTGCAACAACAGACCAGTCAGCCTTGAGGGCGCCGTCTGTATTGGTATCAAGACCACCTGTTCCGAATCCAGAACGGGATTCGATTGTGATCTGATCGCCAGAGATTTTAGTATTAAATGCTCTTGCCATGTTATTATTTCCTAAATATTTTTCTTTTTACTATAACTTGAAACGTAACTATAACTTGTTTAAGTTTAATTGCAAAGTTCCCTAGTGGGATTGGAAATATTAAAAGTTAGAAGTCAAAATTTATAAACCAAGATCCATAAGGCATAACTTTGTGACTTAACTTTGTACATTGTGTGATAAATATTAGTAGAAAAATTACTTTTTTAAAATTATTTTTAGTTTTTATACAACATTTTTTTTAAAGTTCTTACGTGATTATCAAATTTACAAAAATCACTATTTAAATAATTCATTGATAATCCGGGAGCTTTGCCTTCGGGGTCTTCAAAAACAAACTCAAACTTTCCAGTTGCAGTTTTTGTACAGCGAATAACAGAGAGTCCCTTCATCGTTAAGAATGCGGCAAGTGATAGATCTGACGTTATAAAGTTTTTTTCTTCCATATTCCCACTTATTAGTTCCGGCTTGTTGATATAATAACTTTAATAAAATATAAATAGAAAATACGATATGGTCAACATCCTAGGATTGAATCATCGTGGTTATCAATGAATAATAATTTATTTATTATCCGAGTCTGTATTTTTGTTAGAAGGTTTTAATTCTGATAGTTCTTTTTCAAATTCAAAAAAATCAGTAATAATATTGTCTGTTTTTAAATCAGACATATCAATATAATTAGGATCTCTTCTAGAAACTGCGGATGGTTTTGATTCTAAGATTTTTTTTTCATAAGCAGGATAGAACTTAACTCTATTTCTCATATTTGATTTATTCATGTTGCACCAATTATAACGATTCTATTAGCATAAAAATAGGGCCAGGTAAGTTCCCCTACCTGGCCCTACAAAGTATCTAACTAATTAATTAGATAGATTCTGCGCCCTGGACTGTACCGGAGGCAACGCCGCGTGGGTTGACGATACCGATACCGACGATTTCAGAGACAACCCAGCCGAGCTTGAGCTGCTTTGGCTCGTCTGCAGGAAGAACTTCGATGTCCTGACGAACAGGCATAACACCGACGAACTCTGGCTCTGCGGTGGCGAAGGCCTTACCAGCTGGAACGATCTTGGAGACGATGATATCTGCACCAAAGATCTGACCGTAAAGGCCAGTCTGAAGGATCTCTCTCTGGGTGACTGGGTCAACCTGGGAGGCGCCTACTGAACCTGCAGATTCCCAACCGAGGATATCAGTGAACTCATTGATGTTCATGAAGTACTTGGAGGTCACGAGGTCCCAACGGTCGATTTGACGCTTGAGGGAGAGCATGCCATTCTTGGAGAGCTTGCCGCTGACGGTGGAGTCAGTAAGGTCGAGTCTCTGGTTGGTGTTCTCGCCACCCTTGGTGGTGTCAGATGCGAAGTCAAGGGCTGCGAAGACGTTGGCGTCTTCCTGGGCCTGGATTTCCTGACGAGCCTTCTGCTGGGCGCGGTCGATGACGTTAAAGCGGCGGCGCTTAACTTCAGCGATACGGACAGTAGGATTGCTGACGATTTCAAACTCTGGAACAGTTACGCGGTCACCGAAAACACGGCTTTCTGGAGCGGAACCATTGGAAGAGATAACTACGGCTGCAACGTCGATGTCGCGGTCGTAAACTGGAAGAGCGCCCTGGGGAAGAGGATCAACAACGAGGGCCTTACGACCGACGCCAGAGTAGTCTAAGTTGCGGCGGATTGGGGTAGCCATGGCCTGACCAAGAGCAACCTTGCCTTCTTGGGTAAGAAGAGCTTGCTTGATCATTTCATCGCGCTGGTCATCATTGAGTGATGGGCCAGAGGCGATTACGGCGTTAGAGGGCTGAAGCTCTTCGATGATAGATGCGTATTTCACGATCTGTAGAAGTGCCTCTTTGACGTTACCGGCGTTAAGTTCGCCGTGTGTATTAAAGATGTTTGACATGATATTTTAATTCTCCTAATCTTTATGTTAATTAAGCTGATGCGCCTAAGAGGTAAACTGCGTAGTACTCGGCGGTTGAAGCTGAGCCGGTAGCGGCGGCGGCAGAGGTGGAAACTAGTGAGCTGTCAGAAACAGTATTTAGAAATACTGCAGCCTGAATGCCGTTAGATCCAGAAGCTAAGGTGAGCTTTCCTGCATTTGCTGCGCCAGTGTTTTTTCCATAGAGCTTAGTGTTTACGGCAGTGGGAAGGTCCGTTCCAGTTGTAGATACGAATGCATCAGATGTTATTCCATAAAGACCGGGCTGGGTCCAGAGGGTTGCTTTGCCAGAACCAAAAGAGGTTCTTGGACCAACAACTACGATGCCGGAGGCGGAGGAGGAAGCAACGCCAGAAGCGAAGCCAGTGCCTTGACCGACAGTTCCGCCGATAATGGTACCAAAGGAGGTACCGTAGCCGGAGGTGCCGTCGTCAACTAATCCGTAAAACTCGCCAGCAGAAACTCTACCACCGGTGACTTTTACGTCAGGGGTGATGGAGGAACCGCCAGCGTCAGCGGCGTAGTAATCGCCGGACTCTAGAGTGTCAAGAACGCCGACTTCACCGCCAACAAAGTTGGCTGCGAAAGAATCGAGAAGGTCGTACTGGCCGGATGGGAGGTAGCCGGGAGTGAGGGGTTTGAGTGCCATTTTAAAATTCTCCTAAATTATTTTAGTTTTTGAATTGTCTGATTGATTATTCTAGAAACTTGTTCCTTGCCTTGGCTGTCAGCGGCTTTAGCTAATTTTTCAAGATAGCTAACAGTTTGGGCGTACTTAGATTGAAAATTACCACTGGGGGTAGTTGTAGCAACATAGATTGACTTTTGTTGCTGCTCTAAGTTATTTTCTACCAAGCCACCCCTTCCCATTGCATCTGCCAGAGTGACAGACTTTGGATGACTCTCTGCCATCAGATCGTGTCCGGTTTCTTCTTGAAAACCGTAGAGATTTTTATAATCAGAGGGTCTCTTGGGGGGTTGCTCATTATACATACCGGTAAGGCCAGTATAATATGATTTGGTTAGCTGATCTTTAAGACCCAAATTGGCATCTCCAAAGTAAGAAACTCTTGATTCCGCAGCTTTTCGTAATAATCCTTGATTATTAATAGATTTTGATTCTTTTTTCATATTATCTTCTTTTATCTTTGACTCTGTTGTAATTTGAGATCCGACAGAAGAAACTTTTTGTTTTAAGTTCCTTCTTACGTTTCTTGCGGAGATTACAATGTCTCTTGCTAGATCTTGTAATACTTCATTCCTTGCTAATAGCTCTTTTGTAATCTTGCCTTGAGAGGCTGAAGTATCAATCTTCCCCAAATCTAATTTTATATTTGGGTTGATATTAGAAATGAGCATTGCTGCATTTTCTATACTTCCAGACTCTTCAATTAATTTTCTAATAATTCTTCTTTCGTTAACAAATAGATTAGAAAGCCCGGGGAGATTATAGATTATATCGTTCTGCAGGGCTGCAATCATCTGTTCCAGCAAAGAGTCTACCGATACTTTGGTATCGGCTTCCGAGCCAGAGGTTGACTCTGGGCCTTTTCCTTGCGACTCTTCTGTTTTATTTCCCGCAGTCTCACGGTAATCTGCATCAAACTGTTCAATAGCATCTCCAGCCGCAGCGATACAGTTTATTTCATCTTGATAATATTTATTCATAAACCATCCGCCTGCAACGGCACCTAGCGCAGCTCCAATTAAGCCTCCAAGCTTTCCTTTGATTAATAATCCCACCAACCCGCCCGCTACTGCACCAGCCCCACCAGCCTGCATAGTAGAGAATCCGGAAAGATTGGAACCGGGATCCTTGGATATTAGGTCTAAAAAGTGCTGAATAGATCCTTCGGTGCTGGAGTCGGATATTAATTCCTGAGCGGCAGTGGAAGCAGCATCCAAGGTATCTTTCTGCTCCTTTCTATCGGTAAGATTCATTACAATCTCAAACTTTGAAAAAGCATCAAAATTACTTAGCACTTTATTTCTGGCACTTACGGCTGGACTTCCAGGAATCAGCGCTATATTATTAATGCAGTCTTTTGCATCTTTTACTGCCTGGATATTTTTCATAGATTTGGGTGAGCTAAAAGAGGAAAGAATAGCTTGGACAAAGTCAGTTTTATAACCTTTATAGGCCAAAACACCAAGTCCTAGAATTACAAGTGTATTTACTACTCTTCCACCTACGGCAATTGCATTTCCTACTTGGGTAGTAAATCTTCCTGCGGCTCCGGCGGCGCCCCCTGCAGTATATCTGGTTACTGCATCATCCAGGCTTATAGTATCGGCTCCTGTGTGTCTTGCTCCAAGGGGGGCGTTCTGAAGTGCCTTTTTAAGTTCAGTATCTGTTTTTAATAATTTAAAATATTCTATTGCTTTTTGATTATTTGTATAGAAGTCATCTATTTCTACCTGACTTGGAGATGGACTGAGCCCATTAAGTTCATCACCCATTTTTTTGAAATCATCTGAAAACTTTGATAAGAAATCATCAATCTTAGTCTCGGTATATCCACAAATATCTGCATTACGCATAATTACTTCGGATGATTCGGTTACTCTAGAGGAATGAACCAGCGCTTGTAGTAGTTTTTTAGAATCAACTTCTCCAGCATCAGATACAACTTTTACTGAGCTTTTTACACTAGAACTAAGTCCTGTAATTCCATCTAAGCTGGGAATACTTCTTGCACCGACCCTGGCAGCCCCATCGAAAAAATCGGGCAGAATACTTGCGGCGGAGGCAACCTTGCTTAAAGATCTCTTTGAAATCATTTTTGATGCATAAAGATCAAAAATTTCAGATGAAGCTGTTTTTTTAATCATCTCATTCTTCCTTCATCTCGGCAATAGTTCTTTCAATCTTATATGCTAATTTTATATTTCGCATACCGATAGCTTCATCAGCCATTCTTTGTAGTTCGTTAATAATCTCATCTTTGGCCATGGATACTTCATTATCAGTATAGTTATCACCACAGACAGCACACATCTGATCGGAAGAGTTATCGCAAGCACAGCTCTTTTCTACTGCGCCATCATCTGCTGCGGAACCGGAAACTGCTTTTGATAAGTCTTCAAATGCACCAGTAAGACCTTCAACCGCTTTTTTAGCGTTTGCCACGTCTTCAAGATTTGGAAGATTTGTTTTTTCTTGAGCGAACCTCTCTACTACAGCGTATTTTGCAAGAATTTGAGACTCAAGCTCCTTCATTACTTCGCTTCTTTCCCAAGAGCCTCTATCTTCTTTTGACCATCTTTTAAACATACAATTCTCCATGTGTTAAATAGTTAGCAAAATAATAGTAGGTTAGTGGGCAATTGCTCTTTTGATTTAGAGCAGCAAAAATTCTAAATTATTTTGAGTTGAGGCCGGTGGGCCGGTAACTAGAGCAATACCGGGGTGATTTTCAGTTGGTTGCTTGGAGGTAAGATGACCATCAAGCCCAACGTAGAGGGTTGCGTTTAACGGATAGGCTTGAGTGGTATCAAATTGATCTGTTGCGTAAATTCCCCTTTGATAATGTACGGTGACTCTTCCACTAGATAGGGTTGTATCATCACCTGGCTTATTTGAAATTCGGTAGATATAGCTGGTTACAATCTTATATCCATCATTTGATCCATCTCCATCAAAGTCGTAATTTAGCTCTGTACCGGCTGGAACGGTAATTATTCCATTAACATAATTTAAGAATACGGAGATATTTGAAATAAAACTTGACTGAATTAAGTGCGGATTATCCAGAGGGCTACTTACTTCCACTAGGTTTACCAATTTTCCATTGGAGTCTATTCCTATGGAGGTGGAAGGAACCTGAATCTGAACTATTTCATCAATTTGAGATCTGGTAAATGCTGAAATTCTAGCATCATCGATAATCCCTATTGGAGCGGTTCCATCAGAAACGCCGGCAACTATATCGTTACCAATAACTCTAAGTTGTGCGAATGCCCCAGGCTGAAACTCTGCCGTTGGGTCCACAGGAAGCGACATTGGCATGGCATTTCCGGAATGTATTACTTTTAACACTTAGTATCTCCAAAGTAATCTTTATTAATTAGCAAAAAAAGAAGAAGTAGGAATATTTTACTATTCCTACTTCTCTTAATCTATAGAAAAATTATTATCTATTAATTTTTGCGATAGTTTCCTTTACCATAGAAGCAGCTTTTCTTTCGCCCTTACGATCAAGGTCTGAGGCCATCTTGATAAGATTCCTGAGGACATAAGTCTTCTGAGAAGCTTCTTTGACGATATCTTCCTGAATGCTGAGTGCAGTGGTGCGAACTAGATCGGCGGCAAATCCTTCACCTTTACGGCGAAGAGATGCTTCAATTTTTCCAAGACCCTGCATGAGATGACGGTCGCTGGCGGAAGCCGTAAGACTATCATCAGACATATTCTCCATTTTTTCAGAACCACCAAGCTGTCTCATAAGAGAGTTTTTCATATCTCCCCTATCCTTCATATTATCATCAGACATATATTCCATATCTTTGATTTCATCATCAACGTAGGAGGCATCGTCTTCATCTTCGACATCGTCTGCCATAAGAAAGTCTTCAAGATTATCTTCTGAGTTATCTTCATCAGAGTCATCTGAATAATCTGCAGAGTCGTCCTCAACAGAGTCATCCTTGGCGTTATGTTTCATTGCTTCTATTTCTTCATTTGCTTTCTTTTGCCAAGAAGCATTCTTCCTGAGTAGGGAGAACATTTCATCTGCAATTGAATCTGCGGCAATTTTTCTCATATTATCTCCTTATTCCCAAAGCATGCTGAGAAGTTCTGCAGTTGATCTAGATGGAGTCTGTTCTGTGGATGATTCCACACCGACATTTAGACCACCGAGATCTCTTGCGATTTTTATGGTTTCAACTGGGCGAGCAGAGGCAACACTTCTTTTGAAGGCTTCAAAAGCCTTGTCATCAAAGTCCATGATGTCATCTACCTGCTTATCAAGTGCGGTCTTACTGATAGGAAGAAGTCCCTTCTTCTGCATGTCGATAGCAACATCATATGCTCTGCGAAGTTTGATCTTATAGGAATCCTTTTCGTCTTCAGCTTTCTTGGTCTGGAAGGCGTCATTTACCATATCGCGAAGACCGGCAGACTTGGACATTTCCTTCTTCTTTCCTGCCTTTTCTGCCTTTTCTTTTTCGGCTGCTGCTTCTTCTTTTTCAGCTGCTTTTTCTGCCTTTGCTTTTGCCTTTGCCTTCATATCCTTAGCATCGTCTTTCTGCATTTCGCGAAGGGCCTTCATTTTTGCGGCCATCTTTGGGTCTGCTTTTTTGGCAGCCTCAACTACAAGTTGCTCTCTTCTGATGCGGCGAAGATCCATAGCCTTTGCCATGAGGTTATCAACAGAATCGTCTGCTGCTTCATCTTCTTCTTCGTCATCATTAGCATCATCGGCCATATCGTGCATCATATCGGCCATATCATCTTCTTCAACATTATCGGTCATATCGTTCATATCGTTCATCATACCGTGCACTTCACCATCGTGCATCATATCGCCACCGGGCATCCTATTACCCATCATATCTTCAGCGTAAGCAACTTTTGCGACCTTAGTAAACTCAAGGGAGAGTGTTCTTGCCATCTTGGTGAGGGTAGTTGATTGACCAATGAGGCTTGAAGCTTCTCGGAGAGAGGCGGTAGCAATCTTGTCAAGCTCTCTTCTGTTATCAGCGGAGAGGCGACCGGCGCCTTCGTAAGTCTCTGCAATCATGGCGAGTTCGTCGGCAGACTCATTCATTTCAGCAAGTGCAGTCTTTAGCTGAAGGGCTACAGAGTGAGAAAGCTTAAGTGAACCACCCTCTTCTTCACCATCTTTTCCAACGTTAACATTTACGTTAACATCTTCACCGCCAGCAAGTCCCTGTAGGGCCTTTCTCACTTTATCAATCTCGCTTTCCATAACAGTGAGGGACTCCTCAACTTCTTCCTTTGGAGACTTCTTCTCTTCGCTTCCATCCATCTCCTCTTCCATGCCTGGCATTGGGCCCATATCTGGCATTGGAGGAGCGGGAGGAGCAGACATATCTGCTGGGGGAGGAACTGGTGCAGCAGGATCCATGGCCTGAGCTCCCTTAAGAAGGGCGGCTACCTGGTTAAGTCCTGCGGTTCTGATTTGCTTGCAAACTTCCTGGCCGTATTGCTTGCTGGTAAACCAGTCCCAATTCTGACCAATTTCATTTCCAAAGATCTCGTGACCTGTTGCGGCAATTACTTTCTTGTCGCCAGCGTAAACTTCAAAGAGAGCGGCAGACTTATTGATGCCACCGGCAGGAGAAACTGGCCAGATTAGCTTGGTGCTGAGGGATGGACCATTGTAAGCGGCTCTTTTGAGTGTTTGCTTGGTCTTCTCATCGCCCGGAAAGAGAGTTTCCTTTCCGCCCATGGACTTGGTTTGCTTCATGTGCTTATCTTCGTTGTGAGAGAATGGCTTGGACTTGTAGCCTGATGGCTCAGCTGCCTTCTCAGAACCACCCTGGAAGTAAGCAACACGACGCATCTGACGCTCTTCAAGCTCTGCACGAGAGAGCTTCTCTTTCTTTTGCTCGTCGCCTGGGAAGAGGCCATCTTTGCTGCCCATGGTCTTGGTTTGCTTCATGTGCTTGTCTTCGTTATGAGAGAATGGCTTGGACTTGTAGGTGCCGGTTGGCTCTACACCGTCTGCTCCACCCTGATGATAGGCTAGTGTTCTTCTTAATTCTGCTCTTTTCTTGAGCTGTGACTCGGTCATTATATCCTCCATGATTGTTGAAATTAAAGATTTGGCTTTTTTATGGCCAAGATTGTTTTGAGATGCATAGATTGCTTGAGTATCTGGGGTTGCATTATCTAGAATTGAATCTCCTAAAAATGGATTCCCCCTATCGGCTGAATTTTCTACACCAGTGGCAACAACTCCATTACTGCCACCGAAGGAGTAATCTTTTACGTCATCAAGATTTGTGCGAACAAACTCCCCAATGTTACGAAGATTATCACTCCAAGAGGAAGTCATGGTTTGATTTTCATTAACTGGTGACGAAAAAAAGTTATTATTCTTTAGAAAGGATGTGATGATCTTTTTCCTTTCGGAAGGAGAGCATCCATCTTCTCCGCAGGCGGTTTTAACTATGGTGTTGAGATGTTGTGCTTGATCGAGAGAAAGCTTTCCAAGTATCTCATCGAAATTCTGAATGCCATAGTTAGAAAATTCTTTTTTATAATCTTGTAGAGAGGCAATACAGCGAAGAAGTATTGCGCCAGGTTCTGCAGGCTGAACAACCAAGCTGTATTCGATTGGCTTAAGTCCTACGTTAACTTCGCCCCAAGCAGTACGGCCCTTAACATGTGCACAATATTCATTTGCAGTTTTTGCAAAGTTCTGACAATCTGAGCAAACAGATGTTTCTACTGCGGTACCCATTGAGCCATATCTTACTACACCGGTCTCAACTTTTCTTGCAAGATCCGCGTAGTTGATTTTATCAAGAGCGCAAAGGCCAACTACCTGCTTCATCTTATCATCATAATAGGTATCAAGAATAATTCCTCTTATTCCATCAACAGATGATGATTCGTGATCTTTGCAAAGTGGCATTCCTATCCACTTGGAGGCTGCCTTTTTTAATTCTACTTCTGGAAAGATATCACCATTGTTATTTTTGTGCGGCTTGACGTTTCCATGCCACTTCCAACCTTCATCAAAGTAGCCCCAGGCTCTATCATTTCCTACCTTCTTCAGGTTTCCTGTTTCGTCAAGAAGGGCCGATTCTGCGGACTTAAGAAAGATGATGGAGAAATAGAGAAAGTCATCAGACTTTGCGGCAAGACTCTTAATCTCGTGAGCCAGCTTTGTCATTCTCTCGATAATAACAGGATCGGCAAGAACTGCTTCTTTTGAGATTTGGGTAATTGGCGATGGAGAATAACCTATTTTTTTAAACATCATCTACTCGCTTATTTTCTTGAAAATTAGCCGAAAGATCATCCTGTGTAAGAATTTTTTTAAACTTTTCAAAATTTTTATTCTCAGAACACTCGCACTCTATTTTGTTATTAACATTAATTTTTTGCTGTCCACAAACACTGCAGCCACTTCCGGACTTTTCTATAGAGAGTGTTTTTGTGGAATCTCCGTGCTTTACAAACATAATTTACCTCGATAAAACTTTTTTATTTAAAATATTTTTTAATATATAATCAGAAAAGTTTTTAATATTGTTATCTACATCTTCTGCGGACTTTTCTATTTTACTAGTTTCTGAAGACAACTTATCAACAAAGTCAGATTCTTTTATTTTAGTTTCTAATTCAAATATGCCTTCGGCAACATCAACAAACTCTTTACAGGAGAGTGATAGTGATTCTATCTTTTCATCAACAGAGGAAATGTCCTTAATACTATTCATTTTTTTAATTATTTTTTTAATATTTAAAAGCATCTTTACAATTTTTTTAGAAATTCTCTTGCAAGAAACATTGTAGGATTTTCCAGAACCTTTTATAAGATCTGGTTTGTCTTTATTCTTTAGGTACTGCTCTGAGTTATTTTTAAACGAAGATAAAACTTCATCAAGATTATCTTTAACCTCAGAAAGTATTTCGACACAGTCAGAAGCCTCAATTTTTACTTCATCAGAAATTAACGAGCCGGCCTCCTTCTCAAGGGATATATTCTTAATGGAGATTGAAGAGGCAGAAAATCTTTCCATAAGATCTTCTCTATGTGAACTTATAGATCCCGTCGGAATCGAGATCAGCTCGACAGAATGTATATCATTATTAAAAATTACCTCCTCAGAGGCTCTTTTTATAATCAGCGATTTGAGAAGACCTAGATTATTATAAGTCTTGGTGGCGATAACCACCTTTTTTCCTAAGGCCAAATCACTCTTTATCATATTGAAGGTTTTTCTAACCTCGGGAGGTGTGAAGGAGTTGATTGCCAAAAAATTAGACAAAGAAGCAGACTTGCTAAAAAATAAGTTATTATCATCACTGCGAATAAATTTTGAATAACTTAGATTATTAATTTTCCCATAATCAGAATATAAAATATCGTCAAAGTTATAAACTGATAACTCTCTTTTGGTGGGAGCACTCCTATTTATTGAGGCGCTCTTGATCATTCTTGATGGGCCATTTGAGTTAGCATCAACTGCAATTAACTCAAACTCTCCAAAAGAAATTGCTCTTGTAAAGGAAGCATTTTTTACATAAAAATTATCTTTTGAAGAAAAATTACCATACAGTTTATTATAGTTATCAATACTTTCGGAAGTTACTACGTTTTGATGAACGCTATCGCCAACATTTAGCCCCAATTCTTTGCTTGCCCCTCCCGAAATTTCAATCACCAGGGATACGTCGGAAGCTCCAAAAACCCCTAGTGTTCCTGGGAGGATATTATTTGCAATCTTTTTAATCTTGCCTGAGGACTGAACGAAGATTATATCGATTGGGAAGGAAACAGTTCCCATGTGATAAGTTACATCCTGTGGTCTTTCATATGGGAATAAAAGACCTGAACCATACTTCAGGGTTTTGTATGGCTGTAGTCCTGCAATCTTATCTTCTAGATTCTTGGCAACATCACATAAGAACTCGGCCTTCGGGGCTCCGTCAGGAGAGGTGATCTTAACATGAGATATTTTTGAAAGATCATTCTTTTTAATGAATAAAACTTCATTATTTGATATCGATGTAGACTTAGAAAATCCAAGAGATGATATTTGCTCAAAATTATCTGGACCAACTCCTGAGATAAACCCAACCGCAGAAGGTCTAGATGAGGCTAATGCGTTATTTATGCAGTAGGGTAGATCATTCTTTTTTATTTCTGAAAAATCAAAATAAAAAAGATCATATTTTTTATCAATAGGAGAAAACCTAAGATCTTTTTTTAGACCAAAGGAGTTTGAAGAAGAATATTTTTGAATTTTATCAATATCTAAATTCAAATTAAAGGTAGCTATTGAGGACCAACTCCCAGTAGAGACTAAACCTTTAAAGGTAGAGATAGAGGCTTCTTTTGGTCCGGGGGTGCAGATGCCCTCATCATCAACAGGACTTATTATTCCAGATTCGTATCCGAATGGTTCCGCAATAGATTCTCCATTAAAAATATTTACAAAGGTAGTATTGAAGGTTTGATAGCCTCTATCTGGATAATTTATTTCATCAGTTGATGAATCAAAATCATTCTCAGATGGTTCGCTTCTCGTTGTTAATGTTGATGATGAGTATTTTTTCATTGCCTTCTCTTATAGTAATCTTACTAATTCGTCTATGACCGATTTTATAAAATAGCCATCTCTTCCGTTTAGTATGTTTTTAACCAGAGCTATACTGGTTCCGATTGATGCACCGGCAGGAGTTTGCTTGCCGCTCATTTCCTGAGGATTTAATCTCAATACTCTGTTCTTTAAGTTTATTCTTGCCTTATTCTGAGATT